GTAGGGCCTTTTGAAAGAGGCCCCGTACTGGAACCTTTGCTTATTGAGAATGAGCAGGATATGATCGATCTATTTGGAAAACCAAAAACAAACGATAGACAATACGAATATTGGTACACTGCTTCAAACTATCTACAGTATGGCGGTATATTAAGAGTCGTTAGAGCAGACGGTGCTAATTTAAACAACGCAAACGTTGGTGGAATGCCCGTAACACATCCAACAGGTATTGGATCAACTTCAAGTCTCAAAATTAAATCATTTGAAGATTATCAAAATAATTATGAAGACGCTGTTACATATAGACTAGCTGCAAGAAACCCAGGCAGTTATGCAAACGGAATGAAGGTTGCATACATTGACGGTGCTGCAGATCAACAACTTCATGTTACACCTCATGTAGTAGCAAATGTTAGTGTTGGTATGGGTGTTACACAACCTATCAGTGGAACAATCGTTGGCCCTGGCACAACATCAACCGCAGATGGATATGTTCAAGGTATTGTTACTGGTGTTGGTGCAAGTACAGTTGATGTTAAGGTTGTAAATCGTGTATCTGCTGCTGGAACAATTTTCCCAGTAAGTTATACAGAAAGTGGAATTTTTGCATTTTCAACAGGAACAAAAACAAGTAATACATTACCTGGCCCTGGCGTTCTATTTTCAAGTAGTTCTTCAACTATTGCAAACCCTGACGCTGGTATTTCAACTTGTGCGACAATCTTCCAAGTTGATGACTGGTATGATAATCAGTACATTCAGTTAAAGAATGGTTCATTAAAGTGGTCTGAGATTGCTGAAAAACCAGGCACTAGTGGATATTCCGCAGCAAGAAATGGTTCTAATGATGAACTTCATATTGTAGTCATTGATGACTCTGGAAAAATTACTGGAACTCAAGGTGCTATTCTTGAAAAGTTTGCATTCTTATCAAAGGCAGATGATGCTAAGAACTCCTTCGGTGATGCAATTTACTATAAAGACAAAGTTTCAGAACAATCTGATAATATCTTTATTGGAATCGCAACTGGAAACGGAACAATCGCATCTGGTATCATAACCGCATTTACTCCAGCATCAACAGCTCAAAATACTTGGAGTCAGGATGCACAGGACGTAGACTTTAACTTTGTAGGTAATAAACTCTATGAATTACAAGGCGGTAAAGATTACTCTGGGGTAAGTACAGAGGGTGGTTACGGAACAGCTCTTGGAAACATAATCGGTGGTTATGAAGTATTTGAAAATGAAGCAGAGTATGCAATTAACTTCTTACTTCAAGGCCCTGGCATTACAGGTAGTCAAGCAGAATCACAAGCAAAAGCAAACAAATTGATTGCGATTGCAGAACAGAGAAAGGATTGTTTAGCAGTTATTTCTCCAAATAGAGAAACAGTTGTTAACGTTAATAGTGCGAAGACACAAACAACTAACGTTGTTCAGTTCTATGATCCAATTACATCATCATCTTTCGCAGTCTTTGATTCTGGTTACAAGTATCAGTTCGATAGATTTAATAATAAGTTCCAATTTATGCCATTAAATGGTGATATTGGTGGATTGATGGCAAGAACATCTGAGGAACAATTCCCTTGGTTCTCACCTGCTGGGCCTCAAAGAGGAAACATACTCAACACAGTTAAACTTGCATACAATCCTAATAAAGTTCAGAGAGACTCTCTTTATACGAAGAGAATTAACCCTGTAATCTTCTCACCTGGCGGTGGATTCCTCCTATTTGGTGACAAAACTGGACTTGCGTTCGCATCTGCTTTTGATAGAATCAACGTTCGTCGTTTATTCTTGAACTTAGAAGCAAGAATTGAGGTTGCTGCAAGAACACAACTCTTTGAGTTTAACGATGATATTACAAGGTCAAACTTCCGTAATATAGTTGAACCATTCCTTCGTGGAGTTCAAGCGAAGAGAGGTATTTCAGACTTTGTTGTCATTTGTGATGAGACAAACAACACACCTGATGTAATTGATGCGAATGAGTTTAAGGCTGACATCTTTATCAAACCAGCTCGTTCAATTAACTTCATCGGTCTTACATTCGTTGCGACTAGAACTGGAGTTTCCTTCAGTGAAGTCATAGGTCGAGTTTAATTAAAGTCCATCTAAATAACAAAAGGAGTTAAAAAAAGAAAATGGCATTCAATCATAGCGACAGAACCATCACTGATTTCAGATCAAAACTGACTGGTGGTGGTGCGAGGTCGAATTTATTTGAGGTTTCAATACCAGATTTTCCAACAGCTAATAATATTAGTGAAAGAGAAATTGAATTTTTAGTTAAAGCTGCTGAGATACCAGCAGCGAACTTAGGAAATATTCCAGTTCCATTTAGAGGTCGTGTTCTTCCAGTTGCTGGAGACCGTACTTTTGATCCTTGGACAATTACTATCATAAATGATACTAATTTCCATATTAGAGATGCAATGGAAAGATGGAGTGACTTTATTAATGATGTACAAACAGCTCAGGGTTCAGTAGATCCAGAATCATATCAGAAAAATGCTTTCGTAAAGCAATTATCTAGAGCTGGTTCTAGTGCGAGTCAAAAGGTAGAAATATTAAGAGAATATAAGTTCACTGGAATTTATCCAAGTGTTGTAAGTTCTATACCTCTTGACTATGGTGCAACAGATCAAATTGAAGAGTTTCAAGTAACATTCAACTACCTATTCTGGGAAGTAGTCGGCGGAACAACTGATTATGGTGGAACTTTAAACGAAGAAACCTAATCTAGTTGATTTTTATCTTACTTTAAGATATAATATAAATACCACTATAGGTATAAAAGTTATACAATGGCACAATTATTTGGTTTCTCGATTGATGATTCATATAAGAAACCGTCAGAAACAGTAGTTTCACCAGTCCCCAAAAATAATGAGGATGGTGCAGACTACTATTTGGCGTCTGGATTCTATGGTCAATATTTAGATGTAGAGGGCGTATTTAAAACAGAATATGATTTAATTCGTAGATATCGTGAGATGGCACTTCATCCAGAAGTTGATTCTGCGATAGAAGATATATTGTGTGAAGCGATAGTTGCAGACCAAAATGATTCACCAATTCAAATTGATCTAGAAAATTTAGAGGCTGGAGATAAAGTAAAACAAATTATTCGTGAAGAGTTTCAGTACATTAAAGAAATGATGGATTTCGATAAGAAATCTCATGAGATATTTCGTAATTGGTATGTAGATGGAAGAATTTATTATCATAAAGTTATAGATTTAGAAAGACCAGAAGAAGGAATTAAAGAACTTAGATATATTGATGCACTTAAAATCAAGTATGTAAGAGAGCAAAAGAAAAAAGGTGGTGCAAATGCAATACAATATACAAATAATGATAGACCAGGCTTAGATGGAAATCCACTTGATGCAGAATTTCCTGGCTTAAATGAGTATTTTATATACACTCCTAACTCATATCAGAAAAACCAATATGGTTCTGTTGCTGTTACAGGACAACAGAAAGATGCAGTTAAGTTTGCCAAAGACGCAATCGCATATTGCACATCAGGTCTAGTAGATCGTAATAAACACACAGTCCTTTCTTACCTACAAAAAGCAATTAAGGCACTAAATCAACTCAGGATGATTGAAGATAGTCTTGTCATTTATAGATTATCCAGAGCTCCAGAAAGAAGAATATTTTATATTGATGTTGGTAATCTACCAAAGGCAAAGGCAGAACAATATCTTCGTGAGGTAATGAGTCGTTATCGTAACAAGTTAACTTATGATGCATCTACTGGTGAGATTCGTGATGACAAGAAATA